ATAACATTCTTAGCAACTACGCGGGGCTTACTGCTCTTGTTAGTACACGCTTAAACCCCTTGCGCATTCCGCAAGAGTCTGCATTTCCTGCAATAAGTTACAACCTTGTTAGCATAATTACTAGCCCCACGAATACTAGCCACAGCCGTACAGACTTTGCACGGGTGCAGGTTAATTCTTTTGGCACTACATTCGCAAGCGCTACGGCGGTCGCTGAGCAAGTAAGGGCAGCGTTTGAGGCTGCTACATTGCCAGCAACTTTTAACGGCGTTAAATGCCAAACAATAGAACTAGACAGCGAGGTACAATTAACCGACGACGAGGCAGGCTTTGCTGGAGTCTACCAAGTTTCTCAGGACTTTATAATTAATTATACTAGGTAATGGCAAGGTCGTTAAACATTGTTATAGGTGCAGACATAGAGAAGCTGCGCAAAGGTTTGCAAGAGGCTATTGTGGCTATTCAGTCGAGCGGCTCTAAAATGAGTGCGGAAACCGCCAAGGCTGCAACCGAAATAGAAAAGAAACTGGCTGCAATTTCAACTAAGAACCCAACGGCTGGAACTGTTAGGCAGTTAACCAACTTAGCCATGGAGGCTAGAGCCTTGGGGCCAGAGTTTCAAAATGTAGCTAATGACATTATAAAGCAAGCGGGTAGAATTAAAGACAGCATAGGCGACGCCCGCGCTGAGGTGTCCTACTTTGCTAGTGACACTAGAAGGCTAGACGCTGTTATAGGAACAGTGCAGGCGGTCGCTGGGGCGTATTCAGTAGTAGAAGGCGCCACTGCTTTAATGGGTGTAGAGAGTGAGAACTTAACTAAAACAATGGTTAAACTCCAAGCAGTTATGGCAGTTGTAACTGGCTTGCAGGAAATTCAAACCTTACTACAAGAGGAGAGCGCAGCCATGCAGGGCTTGCTTGCTTTGCGGACCACAGTTTTAACTGCTGCGCAAACGGCTTACGCTAGCGCAGTAGGCACAGCCACGGGAGTGCAAAGGGCATTTAACCTAGCAATGGCAGCAGCGCCTTGGGCATTAGCAGCCACAGCATTGGCCGCTATTGTTATAGCAGTAGGTAACTACCAAGACAGAATAAAGAAAGCCGCAGAGCAGCAAAAGTTATTTAACGAAATAAATAGCGACACCCTTAAGAATTTCGAGGAGGAGGTTAAAAGCGTTAGCGGTTTGTTGGCCGTAGTTAATAACCATAACGCCAGCATGCGCGAGCGTAAAAATGCACTGGCCGAAATACAAAAAATTTACCCAGACTTTTTAGCTAACCAAAGCCTTGACAAAGTAAGCAGCGAAGAGTTAAAAACTGCGACTAGTAATTTAACTAACGAAATTTACAAGCAGGCAAAAGCCAAGGCTGCGTTTACAAAGTTGCAGGAACTCAGCGCCAAAATGCTGGAATACGAACTAGGAAAACAGCAGGCTCAACTTTCAACGCAAGCCGAAATAAATAGACTCTATGCGAGCGGGGCAAGTCCAGCGCAAGTGCAAAAGTTTATAGAAAGCCAAAAGAATGTCGGCACAATAGCAGAACAAAACGCGGCTAAAATACAGTCGCAAATTGACGCTATTATAAACATGAGTAACGCGCAAGGCTTAAGCATTACGCCCGTTACTAAAAATACAAAAGCTATTCAAGAGCAAAACAAAGCAATTAAAAAAAATGCCGAAGAATTAAAAAAGGAAAACGAAGAAATAAAAAAGAGCGCTGAAGAAACTGCAAAAGTTCAAGCGAGTTTTATTGAGTGGTTAGAAAAGAAAAGATTTGAGTCTGGGGAGAAAGCCAAAAAGAAAGCCATTCAAGACTCAAAAGCGTTAACTGCTGCAAACTTACAAGCAGGAACTGCAGCGACGCCAGTTTATCTTGATGTAAAAATAAATCCAGTTAGTTATAGTAAGGCTGCAAAGGACATTCAAAAAATGACCGACAGCCTAAACCAAGCGTTTGCACAATTACAAACTGAGGCGGCCGTTTCGTTTGGTGAGTTCCTTGGTAACTTGGCAAGTGGTGACAGAGAGGCTGGCAAAAACTTTGGTAAAAACATGCTTGGCGCAGTTGCTGCCTTTATGGATTCATTGGGTAAGGCTTTAATTGCCACGGCCATTGCGTCCCAAGCATTCCAAAAGTTAGTTCTTACCAATCCCGTTGCTGCCGCCGCTGCTGGTATTGCATTAATTGCAGGGGCTACTATGGTTAGAAACTCATTAAAAGAAGGGCCAAAGGTTACAGCATTCGCTGAGGGTGGTATAGTTAGCGGGCCTACATTGGGCTTAGTTGGTGAATACCCAAACGCTCGTAATAACCCTGAGGTTATAGCACCGTTAGACAAACTTAAGGGCATGCTAAAAACTGGGGACAGCAGCAGCGGCTTTGTGGCAAGCACTACAATTCAGGGCCGAGACTTGGCAATAGTTTTAGAGCGTTATAATAAAGACAGCAAAAGGGGTTAATGGCACGCAAGTATTACGGCTCGTTTTTGAGCATTGAAAATATAGAGTACAGAGTGGAACTCTGGGACGGGGCTACTGGCTCAAGTGCTAACAACTTTGCCAGCCGTTATGCTACCAGAGTAACAGCAGCAGGAGGCTACCAAGAGGGCGCCAGTTGCTTACTTGAAAAGTTAATTGAATTAGAAGACGCCATAGAATTAACCCTAGCAGGCAACGGCTTTACCATTGAACGCCAAGGCGAGGGCGACACTTACTACCAAAAATTTGTTAGGCCCAGTAGAATAAATACTAGTTGGGTTATGCCTAGCGACGCAGTGCGTAATGCTTTTATAGCAATAGCAAACAGCGAAGAGAACCGCTATGCTATTATAGTTTATAGAGCAGACGCGCTTTATTATGTAGGCCGAGTAGTTGCAGACCAAGCAGACTACTTACGCGAGAGCATTAACGGGGCGCCAGTGTTTGACTTGGTGGCTGTTGACTCGTTAAACTTGTTAGAGGGTTTCTTTGTAAGCCCCGACTGGTTTACTGACTCATTGGCTACGGGCTTGGACATAGTGCGCAAGTCTTTGGAACTTTGCGGACTTGATGACTACTGGACCGCCTTGGGTGAAACGACCTACTTACGCGACGGGGTTACAATGTATGACACCGCGCAGGCAAGTTACAAGGGGCTGGCAAATACCAAGTTTAACCTGCTTAGTTTTTACCAAAGTTTTGACCCTTTCGCCGATGTCCAATTCATTGACACTACGGACCCCTTCGAGGCTGGCACAAATATAGACTTACTAACATGCAAGCAAGCCATAGAGCAAATACTAAGCATTTACGGCAGCCGCATTACATTAGAGAGCGGGGCGTTTTGGATTTTACCAGACGACGCCTATAATGCTACTAACTTAACTACTAGAATTTATAACGCTGCGGGAACTTTCCAAAGCACTGGCAGCACACCGCACGCCGTTAGCCTTGCTGCTAATGTTAGGCCACAATGGGAAGCAAAGCCAACGCTAACCTACCAACCACCAGTTAGGGCCGTGGATGTTATAGAGGAAAGGCAAAATGCTATTTTTGTTTTAAGGACAGAGCCAGACAATAACAGCATCGAATTGTCAATAGTTGACAAGACAATACAAGCCAGCAAACCTACACGGGTCCGCATGCTGTGCAAGTGGTTCGACGACTCCTATGTAGCACTTAGTGCAAGCAGTGCCAAGCGTTACCAGCGTTACCTTTTTTACTACCGCATTTATGTTAAAAACTCAGGCGGCACAGTTTCACAATACAGCCCAATTACAAACGCTTTTAATACAGTTGCTACGCCCGTTTGGCAAACCCAAGAGCTAACAGTGACTAACGCCCGTAACAGTTGGAACACTCATGTTATGGACTTTGTAATGCCGCAAGTGCCTACTGGCTACACGCGTCTATTTGTAGACTATTACATAGAAGCTGAGCAGGGTTTCTTTGTGGCGCCTAACAACTGGGCCAGTAGCACGACTAACCAGATTAACTTCTGGGGAACCATTACGGCAGCGCAGCCTTACGGGTCAATAGAAAACCCAGACTTTCAGCACACCACTAAGCAGACTGTAAGCGTAACGGGTGCCAGTGGCAACAGCCAACTTATAGAACTTGAGCCCGCTTACTATGACGACGAGGGGCCGTTTGGGTTCGGCTCTATTTATGTTTACAACGGCTCTACTTTTGTTTTAAGTTCTAACTGGTTCAGCGGTTATGCTAGTGCAATAAGCGCGGACTTAGGCACAATTCTCGGCCGTCGTATTGGCGGCATGTATAATAAATTTGTGCCAGTTGTGCAGGGTACTTGGCACGACGCTGGAACTTTGAGCGCTATTAAGTCGCTTAACTTTGACTCTACTAAATGGCTGTTTAACGGGGGCACATTTTACCCACGCTCGGAAAGTTGGCAGGGCGAATGGCTAGGGCTTGCGCCTGACTACACGCTAGCAACTGGCGGCGGGAGCGAAGAGTATAACCCTAGGACTGGAGAGCGGACTATTCGAGAGCGACTAAATTACCATGAGTTTGCAATTACAAAACTTAACCTAGAAACTAGCGCTATACCAGACAGACTAGTAGAGCATTTAGTTAACTACTCGGACGGGGCACCGACTACACAGCCAACGCTTAACACGCGCTGGGAAGTAATGCTGGAATACAAAGACAGCACCGAGGTTTTAGACTGGCATATACAAGAGCATAACGCTAGCGTCACTTATGCAGTTGGAACCCACACAATTACTAACGGCTACGAGTTAATTATTTGTAATAGCACGGACGGCAATGTAACTATTAACTTACCGAATGCCACCGAGAGCAAGGGCAAAAAATACTATTTTAAAAAGACAGCGACTTCACATGTAGTAACTATTGACGGCGGCGCTTACAATATAGACGGGGCAACAGCTACAACTATTAACCAACTGTACGGAAGCAAAACAATTATAAGCGACGGGGCGCAGTGGTATATTATTGCAGAGGTTTAATTTGTTAACGACTTGCGTTTAATGTGTTTGTAAATTGCAGGCACTATGGCACAAGCAAGCGCAGACATTATAGCAGGCTCGCAGGGGTTTAAATACCACGCGGCTGCAACCGTTACCAGTGTAAGTTACGACGCGGTAGTTCCACAAGAGGACACCGTTTTTACTTCCTTTACAGTTACTCAAGAGAATGGCACCGCCACCAATGTGCTGAGCGCACGCGGAATGTCAGGAGTTACTTTTCAACAAGGCGCCTATTTGCCAGCAGGTAAGGGCAATAAAATTACTGGCTTTGTAATTAGCAGCGGCTCTGTAATTGGTTATTAAAAAATGCTAGTAACTCAAAACCTCGGAATTGGCACGCGAGGTGCAGCTTATAAAGGTCAGGGCTGGGCTCTGGTTAAGTTGTATAAAGCGCGTGTAACTGCAGACGGTGGCTATTACGAAGGCATCGGCTGTTTACTTCGAAAACTTAACAACTTATAAAAAATGAGCGATTTATTAAATAAAGCCAGTTTGGTAATGGTGCCCTCTGGCTATAAAGAGGACACAGTTTATAGCGTAATTCCCACCGATGGCAGCGGCGACCTTTCCTTCACCCGAGCATCCAAC